TCGTGTGGTTTTGTACCGTGGCCAAATCCAAGAGCCCCAAATTGGAGATCCAAATCAATTCTATCAATTTGTGTCCATATCCATCGAAGCTCAACCATTTGACTCCAACCGACTTTTGATGGACTCCAACAAATATATCGACACGAGATTTTCAACACGTGACATCTCGACGGGTGATGGAAAACCATGGCCGATCGTGATTGGATCAGCTGGTGGAGCCGTCAAAACCACCGAGGGGACCACAAAAGACATCCACGCGCTCCCAGCGTACTCGACAAAGGAATACGATAGCCATGATGGACGGATGATGATCGCCGGTCATCCTGTCAGTGCTACGACGGCAACGATCCAAGATGATAACTTTTCAACAGCTACAAAAACCATAGCCATCGAGGATGATGGCCGTGGGAATACTTATTCTTACATAAGACTCGTACCGTCCGACAATGTAGCGATCCCCGGCTATAGTGGATCGGGTGATTCACGAGAGTGGTGGGTATATTTGACCGGCGGCGGTGGATTGACCAATCCATTTGGAGTCGGTGATCTCAAAGGAGCTGGAGACATATGTCGGTGGGCTCTCCAGAGGAGTGGACAATTGATTGATGATGGATCATGGGCCAATCTGTCACCAATCCTCAACCAATACAATTTTGAGGGATACATCAACGATCCCAAAATCACGGCGTGGGAGTGGTTAGAGGGCAACATCCTCCCATTTTTGCCAATCACGGTCCGGATGGGTCCAAAGGGATTGAGACCGGTGTTGATTCAAATGTGGGCGTTGACTCATGTAAGCGCGCGCCAATCCATCATCATTGACGATGACTCCAACGTGACTCAAGTCTCTCCAATCAACACATCACGATCCACGTCACAGTTGGTCAATCAGTTGACATTGAGATGGTCCAAAAGAGGACATGATCAAGAATATACTTCAATGGTAAGGGTGACAAATATATCCGTTGAGGAGTACGATGTTGTCAGTGATTACTCAATCATGTCCGTCAATCGATATGGAGTCAAACCAATGGCCATCGATAGTGATTACATTTATGATCGAGATACGGCCATCAAGGTGGCCATGGATATGGTCCGGTCGAAGTGTTTACCCATCCACACGATTGAGGTGGATGTGGATATGGAGTTGGGATGGTTGCAAGTGGGAGACGTTTTGGACGTCACAGCTCCCAAAATCTATTTGACCAACCACAAAATGATCATCATCTCCAGACAATGGATTGGGACTCGATGGAGATGGGAGTTGGCGTTTGAGATGAATCCACGCCAATGACACCCAATGTCAAAGGGGATGACCATTGACACATTTTGGAGTATAGTGACATCATGATCGTATTTCTAGACCGTCAACACCATGGAAAACCCAACCGCTGGGGAGATTGTGGAGCCGCCAATGATGGCGTCCATGAGACGTGGTTGACGTCCCAATATATCCATCATTGTGAGTGGAAGTTGAGAGAAGCCGGAATTGATGTTGTGGTGATCTCGGATGGGTATTACTCCCAACGTCATGAGAGGGTCAATAAGTACGCTCGAGGCCATGAAAAAGCGGTTTATGTGTCGTGCCATATCAACGCCGGCGGTGGAGACTATGGGGCGGTATTTTATGACCACAGATCATCCAATGGAGAGAGATTGGCCAATCACATCACCAACCGTCTCCACGATTGGTGTGAACCTCTCCACAACAAAACAAAAGTCATCGGTTCAAAACCAGATCATTGGACATCCAACGCCTATAACACCATCAAAGGAGTTGGAGCGCCGGTGGCCGTTTGTTTTGAGCCGTTTTTTATTGATTGCGAGTCACACAAAGAGCTGATGACACCTCATGGATGTGAGTTGGTTGGAGTAGCTTTGGCCGCTGGTATTAAATCATTTTTCGAGGAGTAAATCATGGATTGGAACAAAGTCAAAATGGTAGCTAAAATTTTAAAAGCGATTCAACCCATCATTTGGGCTTTGGTGGATGACATCATCGAAGCTAAAGACAAGGACTCCGACGGTGGAGAGAAGATCACCAAAGAGGAGCGTCAACAGATCATCCTTGACAACTTGTTGGACATTCCAGAAAAAATCGAGCCATTGATAAAATCACTCTAGGTCAATCGTCATGGTCGAACAAGATTTTATCCATTTACTCATGAATGGCGGCTCCAACGTCGCTTTTGGTGTGTTTTTGTACTGGCAATACATGGAACAGCGTAAACGAGCCGATGAGAGAGAGTCCAAACAGGAAGCTCGAGAAAAGGAGTTGAGAGACCGATATGACAAAGTCATTGCGGATCTTCAAGCCCGTGAGGACGCCATGAGATCGGAGATCGTCAAGGAGATCAACGATTTGGACAAACGGATGAGTCTATTGGAGCAAAAACTCGACATCGTCACAAAAGTGGTTGAGGATATAAAAGCACGATTCCAACGGGTTATTTGATATGCCAATTTTGAGAGTCAAAGGTGGATACAAGGTCCAAAACACATCCAAGATCCATCGAACAAAACGAGCGGCCATGAGACAACTATTGGCCATCAAAGCAAGTCAAGCCGCCAAAAAGAAGAAACCAAAAAACTATTGATTTTGGCCAATTCTAACCAGCTTCAACAGCGCGTCCACATCCATGATGGAGAGATAAACATGATCATCTCCACGAGCTCTCACAACCTCCACATGATCTTTGATGGCTTTGATGTTGGGAGTGTGGCCAATGGTCGAAGTGATACAAAGTTTGTACAGCCGTACAAGGTCCTCAACGTCCTTTTGAGCGGTATGAGCGTTATGATGAGACCATCCAAGGAGAGTCCGGAGTTTGGACATTGAGGCGCTGGGAGTTGGGATGTGTTCCCAGACAAGTGATTGGGTGTCCAGCTTCCTCCACGTGATCTTTTGGCCGCTGGTGGATTTGATGTGATGGTCGAGCCAATACCAATCGAAATTCACATTGTGAGCGCAAAAAATTCCATATTCCAAAATCCGGAAAATCTCACCACACACATCCTCCCATAGTGGAGCTGTTGACCATCTCTCATCAGTGTAGCCATTGACCTCCAAAGCGCGTGGATTGGCCCGTTCGAGATGTTGTGGTTTGATATATGTGTGATATCGGTCCGAGATGGTGTGGCCACCGTCCCTCGAGGTCCATATACAAACTTCAATGATCTCACCCACCGTCCAATCAAAATGGGTGGTCTCAATGTCAACAAAGTGGATGGGATAGTTGGAGTTTTTCATGTGTGCACCGCTTCAACAGGTTGATGAGTGGAGTATATCACATTTTATGTAGACCGGTCCCAACGGTGGACTTTTGGTGTCCATCAAATAAATGTAAATAATACTTGTCATATTGTACAGAATACCTTACACTCAAAACATGGACATGATGTCCATATAACAAAATCAACCAATCGGAGTCAATCATGACAACACAATCAACAAAGATCATCGTGGTCACTTATAGCAGCTACTTACAAAAGTGGTATCCGTTCACACTCGAAAACATGGAGTCAATCCTCATGGACTTTGACAACATCGTAGAGATCCAAATCATTGAAAAGGGAGAGTAAAATGAGACAACAAATCAAGGACACCATCATTGGGACCGCGCTTGTTATCGTAGTATTGGCCACCATTCCATCATCGCTAGCGTTGATGGTTTGGGCTTTGGGAGTGTGATCATGACTAAAATCATTGTAGTACATTGGAGAGGTGGATTGGCCAAATGGTATCCGTATTCACTCGAGACATTGGATGAGTTGGGTCAATCAACTGGTGGGATTGACCACATTGAGATCATCGAGATTGGTATTGAAGCCACATACACAATCAAAGGAGAGAAGCAATGACAACGGGTCAAGCTATCAAAAAATACATGGATGAGATTGGATGGAGTGTCATTGACCTCCACCGAGCTACCAACATCAACATCTCGACACTCAAGGCCATTTTAAAAGATGAGTACAGGTGGGAGACAAATCAAATGTTAAACATCATCAACAAAATCAACCTCAAACAACCACAATCAAAGCACTGGGATACCTATCATGAGATCATGTTGGCACCAATCTTTAAAGGAGATAAACAATGACAACCAATAAAAAATCATTATTTGACTATCGACTCCAGAAAATCCAAGATCAACGAAGTCAAGTTTTGGACACCATCCACAATCTCAAACGAGATGTCAACCGCTCACCATACAACATCATCATCAAGGAAGTTGTCAAAGGTTTATATAAGGAGTCGGATCGTTTGATGGGTATCATTGATCACATGAGACAAAACCAAAGCACCATTGAAAGTCTCATGAAAAAGGCTACAGCTGTTTTTCATCATCTATACAAAAAGAATGAGGTAGCGTGGATTGAGGTGGCCCGAATCAATGACGATGGGAGTGAGGATCGTCATTATCGTGAGCTCTACAATCTGCAACAAATGAACGTAGCTGTTGGGATTTGGGAGACGTACACCAAAACACATCCCAAAAGTGAGATCAAGTTTCATATTGACCTTGACTCCACCGATCCATTTGAGTTTGATGATTTTAGCTATTACACGGACATCATCGACATTGGGTCAACCATTTTGACCATCCCAGAGATCATCGAAGTTTATGGAGGTGCACAATGACACAAAATGAGAGATCATACATCAAACAGTTTGGACGTGTTGCCAATTCAACTCATCAACCACAGCTCAACGAAGTGAGAGTCAATGATGAGGTGATTGGACAGGTTGAGACCGCGTGGAATGAGCTGGGATCCTTTTGGGTGTTCACTGGTGCGATTTTCACCAAAGAGGGAGCCATGAGATTGGACCATGAGACCTTTGACACCGCTCATCAATGGGTTGAGACAAAACATTTGGAGTTTAGACGTCACAACTCATTTGGAGTCTATTTGGAGTATATGTTGAAAGATATGTCGATGTCCAAAACTCAATTGGCTCATCACATCAATGTGTCACGTCAAACGATCCACGACTATCTCAATGACAGCTACCCACCGAGCGCGGTCAATTTTATCAAGATGGCTCGAGTATATGCCAAATGGAGCTCCAGTGATGTGAACACCATTTTATTGGACATGAGCGAGTCAATCATATAAACAAAAAGATGGAGGGCGCTGGCCGGCTCCCTCCACCTCAAATAACAAACATAAACAATCAATCGAACAAGGAACAAAACACCCATGTCCGGAATAAATATAACACTATTTGACACGATCCACCAACGTCGTGGACAAAATATATCCATGGATGTGGAGTCCATTTGTCGTGGTCTCTCCACTCCAATCCACAGATCCATTGAGGACAAATCACGGCTCCCATTGTGGAGTCCGACCACCTTTGATGGTACCCGATCCACTTCCAACGCTCAATCCATCTCGATGTTGGTTTATGATATGGATGATGGAGACTCGACGTTTGACAGCTGGTGTCTATTTGCTCAACGTGGATGGACCACCATAGCTCACACCAGCGCCTCCCACTCACCAGCTCATCAAAAGTATCGTGTGATCATCCCATTGGTCTCTCCACTTCCAAAATCGGATTGGGAGAGAGTTTGGAGAGCGTCATTTGAGTTGTGGATGGATGTGGTTGGGATTGGAGTCCCAGACACCAAAGCCATCAAGGATTTGGCCCGTGTATATTTTCGATATGGATGGCCACGAGACTCCAAAATGGAGACCGAGGACGGGTCAAAGATATGGCCACAATCACATCCATGTCACCCATCCCAGTATCACCGGAGTGGCTATTGGATTGGCCGTCCTTTGGAGTTGAAGTATGACCACATCAAACTCCCAAAGCCAAAACCGAGACCATCATTTGACCGGACCAAACCACAAACTTTGGACAGTGCTATGATGGACCCATCGTTGAGACAATCCGTTGGACTCAACGCCGGTGGATCCATCGTGGGTCAATACATTAAACACATCCCATGTCCATCGTGTGGCCGGCGGTCGGTGTTTTACTCGATTGACCCATCATCACCAAACTCAACAAAATGGCCATCATGTAATCACGTCAACAGCTGTGGATGGTGGGGTAAATTGGAGACACTATCATGAGCACATATAAAATGGAAAATATCACACTTCACCATCGAGATTGTTTGGAAGCTATGAGAGAGATGGATGACAATAGTTTTGATTTGGCCATCGTGGATCCTCCATATGAGCTCGGAACCGTTGGAGCCTATAGAGGAGCCGGTAAATTGGCCAATAGAGCGCTCAACCGTGATGAGAAGATCCAAAAGTGGGACAAAGCACCTCCACCGGAGTATTTTGAGGAGTTGATGAGAGTCTCCAAAAATCAAATCATTTGGGGTGGTAATTACTTCAACCTCCCACCCACGAGATGTGTGATTTGTTGGGATAAATGTCAACCGTGGACCAACTTTTCTCAATGGGAGATGGCGTGGACCTCATTTTCCAAACCGGCGTCCCTATTCAAAAAGGACAATCGAACCGGTGGCAAGATCCACCCAACTCAAAAACCGGTTGAGCTCTATGAGTGGGTATTGGCTAGATATGCCAATGATGGTGACACCATTTTGGACACCCATTTTGGAAGCGGATCTATAGGGATCGCGTGTCATAATATGGGGTATACTTTGACAGCTTTTGAGGTGGATGGAGACTACGTTGAGAGAGCTGTTGACCGAATCAAAACCCATCAAATCCAACTCCAACTCCCATGGTGATCACATGATATATGATATAAAAA